GGCTGCGCCCAGGGCAATCAGGGCGTCGTACTGCAGGGGGACGGTGGACGTGGTGGTCATGGTATGCTGCTTGCCGTAGTACACCTTGGCGTTGGCTCCGTCTGGTATGTCGTCCGATAGGATGGTGAGCACATCTTTCCAGATGCTGAAACGCTGGTAGGATGGGGGGAATAGTCCAGTCTTATACTCTACCGCCTCAACGATGACCCGAGTGGTCAGTGAGGAGATGTCGATGTCCCGACTACCAGCGGTGGTAGCAATGGTGGCTACTTCCTCAAGGGGTAGTGCCTGTGAGAACTCGGCGACTGTGTGCTCGATGTGGCGGGTGAGCACAGCGTCCGTCCAGCGATAGTTGGCGGCGTCCTCGTCGTGCAGGTCTTTGCGAACGGCTGCAATCATGGTTGTCAAAGTCATAGTTCCTCCAGTTTTGGGGGGCTTGGGGGGGGGAGTGGTAAAGGAGTGAAAGTTCTCCCCCCCTTCTGCCTCCCTTTCGTTTAATCCTTCACCCCTGGATGGCAGGTACAGGGGTGGGGACTTCTAGGCTCGGGAGCCGGTGAGCAGGGCAAGGCTCAGGGTACAGAACGAGGCCAGTGAGCAATACCACTTAATCCTCGTGCGGGTGGCATCCTTAAGCTCAAGGGTGCCGACCTTCTCGATTTCCATAAGCCCCGGTGCCGACAGGCCGCAGACTGCGCCTTCTCCGAGTTTCATGGCATAGATGTTGGAGCAGTCAGTACTCGTGCCTTGGGTTGTGGTAATGGAAATCCAGTCGTTGACGTAGATGGGGACATCGCCGTATAGCTCGACCTCCTCTCCGAGTTTGCCTTTGCCGATGGTGAGGTTGGTGCCTGCGACACGCGCAAGTACCTTTATCTGGCGCCTCGAACGCCTGCTCATCAAAAGCAGGTCGGGTTTACCTGGCCTGATGAGGTCGATCATCTCGTCGAGTTTGGCTAGGGTAAGCGCTCCGCCGTCTGCGCCTAACGAGGCTTTCTGGCCGGATGTGCACAGGTAGTCAATTCCGTTGAAGGAATTGGCGTCGCCCGATACGAGGCCGTTGATAAACGTGTCCTCGAACTTGTTGGCCAGAGCCTGCGCTTTGAGGGTTATCACGGCGGCCTCTACGTCCTGGATGTTGCTGCGGGTCTTCTTGATGTAATTGCTCACATCAGCATCCCCGCCCATGATGGCAAGGGTAGCGGTTAACTGGGTGAAGGTGGGGTCGGTGGCTGCCCAGTCGTCGCCCACGGCGTAAAAGGCGACGGTGGGGTAAGCGTTCACCCTGTTATAGGTAAGCGCATTGCCATTAATCTCGGCGAACGGGAGTAGCCTCAAGATGGGGCTCTCCTTGAGTACGGTGTCGATAACACCTTTCAAGAGGATGTCATTCGACAACTTGGCTGCTTCGGCTATTAGTAAAGCCATGTGGTTTTCCTTCCTTTCAGATTTTACTCGGGTCTATCTTCGGTCTCGCTGTCTTAAGCCCTCCATGATTTTCTCCTGAGGGCTTAGGCTGGATAGGTCGATGCCTTGGCGTGGGGGGGCGCCTGCGGGGATGGGGCTGGCCGACTCAGCGGCCAGCGCCTGCGCCTCGAGGGATTCCTTGACCTTCTGGACAATGGCCTTGCCGATGGTCAACGATGCCTCAAGCTCGGCGATGGTATTTCCGACGATAAGCTGCGCTGGTATCTCGGGGTTGGTCAGCACGATGAGCGCCTGATACCTGGCTGCTGCGTCTATCAATGCGGCGGTCAGCGGCGCGGCTGCGTCGGTTGCAGCCTTGGCGCTGGAAGCCGCTGCGTCGGTCTTCGCCTGCTCAAGTTCGGCCTTCAACGCTCCGAAAGCGTGGTCTCTCTCTCCCAGTTGCCGGGTAAGGGCTGCAATCGTTGCAGCTTCGACCTCGGACTCGGCGGGGGCGCCCATGGGCGCGGCCGCGGGTGGGGCGGCGGGGGGTGGGGTGGCCTGTTCGTCTGGCATGGTTGATTTCTCCTTGATTTATTACTAAGCGCTCGGGTTCGTGGCAGCACTCTCACTGGTGCCTTTGACCTTAACGCTATAGTTCTGATTCTGCTTCAAGATTGACTCTCGCTCCTCAAGCCAGATTTTCAACTCGGCCTCGGGGCTTTCGACTCCGAGCTCGTCCATCGCTCGGCGTCGGGAGTGGATGCCCGCCTGAACGAGGGCGGTTTCATTGCCTACGATTCGGGCTCTGTCCTGTGGTAGGACTGTGCCCCACGTCATGCGGGGCTCGACTCGGGTGAGGTCAACGCCTGTGAAAGTCCGAAGCAGGCGCAGAATCATCAGACTACGCCTTCGATAAACTGTGGTGCGGATGAGGCGCTTGCGTCTGACCTTCTGCAAGAGGGGCTGCAGCTCGATTTCAAGGGCTATGCCTGATAGGTCTCGGTCTGTTCTGCCGTAGGCTGCTTTCGGGGACTCAGAGGTATCGTGGAGGATTCTATACAGCAGCTCGATGTACTCGATATGAAGTTTGACGCCCCCGCCCTGCAGCAGGTCTAGCAGGTAGGCTTTGGCCTTCTCGGGGAGTTCCCACACGGCGCCGGGTTGCACGGCGATATCCTCGGCGCTCTCGATGTTCTCAAGTACGGTGATGGGGTTGCCTGATAGCTCAAGGATGGTTGATACCTGAGTCAGCGCTCGGTTGAGCTCCCGCTGCGTCTCGGAGATATCGGGGATATCCGACAAGCCCCAGAACTGCTTAGGCTGGCGCAGGTTGGGGAATATGATATAAGGAATGAAGCCGTAGGGATTCTTGCGGGCAAGGGTGAGCTGGTCGTTGGTATAAAGTTCGACCTTCTTATCAGTCCAGACCTCGGATATCCAGTTGTCACCCGCCTTGTATCGGGAGGCCACCTGATAGACGACGGCGGGGTCGTCTGGTTGCCACCACGCATAGACGCCCTGAACATCCGGGGCGGTGATTCGCACTCGTTTGTTTAAGGTATCCCATGTCACCTTATAACAGCCGTCGCCGAGAATCGCTGCGTCAATCTCGGTCGCAAAGTCCAGCTCCTCAAGGTTGTTGTCGACGACGACCTGGTTGATTGCCTTCTCGGCGGCTTCTGCGGCTTGAAAGTCTGCCTCGCTGTCGGTAAGCGGGTCGACGGCGAAGACGGACTCGCTCATCAGGTACGAGGTTATCTTGTCGATGAAGACCTTAGCATAGTTGAAGGTGAGCTGCTTCTCCCTTCGGGTGCGCCTCGTCCACTGAATTCCGTTGTAGAAGTCGAGGTAGTCTGAGTACCCCTTCTTCCTGTCGGGGTCTCTGTTGGCGAGGTCGGCTATCAATGGCTTTTGCATGTCTATCCCCTCCCCTTTGCGGTTCTCGGCTTATAGTCTCGGACTGATTCCACGAGCAAGGCTAGGCTCATAAGAAAGTCGTCGTGCCCCTCGGAGGGCTCGACAAAGAAATTCATGGTCTGATTCGGCCTGAACTGGCTCCGGGCAAGCTCGACCTGATGCCAGAATTCGGCGCACTCGTCGCTGTGGTCTCGGGCGTAGAGCTTCAGGCGACCGCTATTTATAGCGGCAAGAAGCCCGAAGCCCAGCAAAGATTTGCTTTGCTGAGTAAACTTGAACGGGATTACTCTGCTGCCCAGTTCCTTAGACAGAAAAGCGGCTATCGGCTCACCTATTCCGGTAGCGTCGACGGCGACGGCTTGGCAGCGCCAAGTATTCTTGAGTAAGTCTACGAGCTGCGGGTACAGCTCGGCGTGGGGGCGACCTATCCATGCGTAGTGCTCGAGAACGTGCAAGGTCGGCTCGGGACCAGGCGATACCTCGGCAATAGTGAGGATGGTAGAGTCTCGGCTCGGGGTCAAGGCAATCTTGATCACGTCGTCGGCCTGCTCTATTTGCCCGGCAAGGTCGAGGCCTGCGGCGTACACCTTACCTGTCTCGGGGTGGGAGCAGCGGGCGTGCGTTCCTTGCAACTGCGCTCGGTGGGCGGGATTGAACAGTCGGCCTCCCCCTCGGATGGGAACGAGACAATACTGCGTCAAGAAGAGGGGATGGTCTGCTCCCAGCCTCGCCCTCTCGGCCTCAACGTAGGCTTGATAGGCGGGGTTGTACTTCGCGACCTCTTGCCAGTCAAAGCGGAAGTGTCGCTGCAGGCCGTCTTTCTTCTCAAGCTCAAGGTTCGACTGCTTGACTTCCTCGAGTAGCGTCGAATCGTCCCAAGTCGTGCCGTAGTGTACGGTCGTTACATTGGTCGTGGCGCCCATGGGCTTAAACTCTTTGGTGTACTTCTCCTTTGATACATCTTGCGACTCGTCAACCTCGAGGAGAATGTGGGCGGTATTGCCGACGACGCTGGCGCTCTCGTCTGCCGACAGGAAAATAGCACAGGCGTTCAGCAGGTGAATCATGTACCCCATGTCTGAATGCCAGTAGCCGGCGAAGCCCCAGTCGTCAAGACGCTCCTTGAGTCGCTGCATGGAGATAATAGTCTGCGGCTTGAAGGTGGGGGAACACTTGACGATATTCCCCCCTGCGTTCATGTATAGGGTAAGCAGTAAGACCTCGAGCTGGGCGCTGAGTTCGTTCTTTCCGCCTTGGCGCGCTATCTCAACCGATAGGGTCAAGCCTCGGCGGTAGAGAACGCTCTCCAAGATTGCCCTTGCGACGGTGGCCTGATACGGTCTGAACTTAAACATTACAGTTTCTTTGCGATGGCTGCGATGCCGAGAGGCACGGCGACTTCG